TATTAACAAAAGTCATATCATTATCTAATATAGAATAATATAAATATGATAATTCATTTTGTGTTTCAATATAATCTTTATAAAAAATATCTTTATTTTTTTTAACTTTTTTAACTTTTTTTTTTAATGATTCCTTAACTAAAGGAATTGAAGTATTCCAAATCATATTATTATTTTTTATAATACCATAAAAATTATAAGATGCTTTCATAATTTTATTATTTTTATCTAACACTAATAAGTTTTCTTCGTCTAAAAATTCAATAGTATAATTTTTTTTTGGATTAAAATATTTAGAAATATGATTAAATTTTTTAGTAAAATTATCATTTATTTTTTTTTCCATTTATATAAAATAATATATAATTTTTTTCTATATCTTTTTATATGCCATTTAAATTTATAGATACTAATAGTAATATGAGTATTATAATGATAATTGTAGTTTTTTTTATCTTTATTATGCCAATGTTAGAAAAAAAATACTCTAATGAAAAAGAAGATTTTTCTAACTGCTTAAAGAATTATTTAATTCCTGTATCAAATAAAATAGATACTTTAAAATGTTCACGTGATTGTTGTAATCATACTCAATGGCCAGTTCCTCATATGAAAAAAAATAAAAATTTAGCAACTAACATTATGTGTAACAGAGGCAATGGAAGTGGTTGTGTTTGCATGAATAAATCAAACTTTAATTTCTTGTCCAATAGAGGTGGTAATTAAATATTTAAAAAAAATTAAGTTCATATTATAAAAAATTATATCTAATATTTTATAATGTTAAATTTCCTAGTTGAAACTAAGAAAGAATATACAATTCAATTAGCCAATCTTATATTTTTTAAAATTTATGAAGGTTTTAATTCCCTATATAAAAAATCTATAGAAAAAACATCTGAAGAAGAAGTATTAAAAAATTTCCAAAAAGCATTAAAAAAAGTACCTAAATGGGACCAAAATTTAATTGATAATGAAACAACCAGAATATGTATTGACAATTATGAAATCATAGAAAATTTATTAAAAGCTATTGTTAAATCGAATATGATGATGTTAACTTATGATCCTAGATCAAAAAATAATAGAATAGATATGACTAAATATGATAATATTAAAGTAAATAAATTAATTCATCAAGTTTATGTTGAATGTGCTCGTGAAATTTTTAATAATCCGTTTTTATTTTATCATAAATATAATCCTTTAGAACTTAAAAGGAATCAAAGAGATATTTTTAAAATTATAAAAAATAGTGTAGAAGAAGCTATAAGAAAATTATTACCAATGAAAGATATCTTAGAAATATATTTAGGAGATAACTATACACCAACAGAAGTAGTTAAAAGAATATCTGAAAAAAACCCTATCATAAATAATCAATCTTTATTGAGAAACCTTAATGTACCTGCAGTTACAAATCCAACTTTACCAATGGTTGGAGGAAATGTTAATCCAATAAATAAACATATTCAAGAAAATGTTAATCCAATAAATAAACATATTCAAGGAAATCTTAAAAAAGATACAATTCAATCTATTCTTGACAGACATGATGTAAATTTATCTTCATCTTCTGATGTAAATAAAAATTTTATTAAGAAAGTTCAACAAAATGAATCTATTGATAGAACAAAATCCAATCTAAAATCATTAGATTCAAAAATAAAAGAAATATTAAATAATGATTTAAATGATAGTGAAAGTGATATTTCATTATCTTACAAACCAGAAAATACTGAAAATTACCAAGAAGTTTTTGGGAACTCAGAGAGAGAACCAGCTAAAATTCAAACTGGAGATAATACTGTTAAGAATACTGGTGAGAATACTGTTAAGAATACTGTTAAGAATACTGGTGAGAATACTGATAATAACAAAAGTATTAATTCTATAAATACTGCTGAAAAAAAAAATTTAATGAAAAAAAATAAATTTTTTAATAATTATATAAATTTTTAAATACGGTTAACACATTATTTTTTTACTTGGATATACATTATCTAACAAAATAAACGCACCTGTTAATACTAACACTAACGATGTTATTTCCATCCTTAACATTCTATCTTGTGGAAAATATCTTAATAATAGGATACTTAACACTAGAAAAATTAAATACTTTAAATTATTTTTAAATATACTTATTAAAACACTTTCTTTTATTTTCATAGTACAATTCTTTTCTTTTTTCCTTTCAAAAGATACAAAATTATCATCTACTGGTGTCATATATATAGATCGAGGTTTTTTTATATCTAAAAATCTAATTATAATTAATAATGAAAATATATATATTAGTTTTATGTTTAATAATTATTTTTTTAAAATATCGCTTAAAAAATAAAAAAAATAAAAATAAAGTATTAAAATTTTTTAATTTTTCATGTTTGCCATTTGTTATGATTATATTAACATTAACTTTTAATCAGGATTTACTATGCTATTTCCAAAATAAAGAATCTGTAGTTTATAGCCACGTTTATACAGAACCTGCAGATTTTTAATTTTTTCTAAATTAATTTAATGACTACAAAAGATGTTAACTTTGGAGCTACAAAAATTAAATTAAAAAGATTTGACCTTAAAAATATGGCACAACATGCTACTATTGCAATGATTGCTAAAAGAGCTTCTGGTAAAAGTTATCTTACCAAAGAAATTATGTATCATAAAAGAAACATTCCATCGTGTCTTGTTATTAGTAAAACTGAAAAATTAAATAAATTTTATGGAGAATTTGTACCAGATAGTTATATTTTTAATGCATTTAATACTTCTATTCTTACTAAACTCTTTAGAAGACAAGGTAAATTAAATGAAGATAATTCTAGAAGGAAAAAACAAGGTAAGAAATTAAAAGATGATAGTATTATGTTAATTATGGATGATTGTATGAGTAGTAAAGGTAGTTGGGTTAAAGATGAAAATGTTCTTGAATTATTTTTTAATGGAAGACATCATCATGTATCTTTTATTCTTACTATGCAGTTTGCACTAGGTATTCCGCCAGAAATGAGAAGTAATTTTGATTATATTTTTCTTTTAGCAGAAGATTTTATTAGTAATAGAAAAAGATTGTATGATCATTATGCTGGTATGTTTCCTAGTTTTGATATGTTTCAACAAGTGTTTTCTGATGTGACAGAAAACTATGGATGTATGGTAATTGATAATAGAATTCATAGTAAAGATATTACTAAAAAAGTATTTTGGTACAAAGCTAAAACTACGCCTAGTTTTAGAATTGGAAGTAAAAAATATAGAAAATATCATAAAAAAAATTATAATAGTAATTGGAATAGAGAAATTAAAACATTTGATGCTTCATCTCTTATTACTAAGAAAAAAAATAAGATTAAGTTTATTGTAGAAAAAGTTAAAAAATAATAAATTCTAAGATTGTTTAATGTTTAGAAGAAACATTTTATTAGGTGTTCGCTTCTTACACGATAGGAAATTACCTAGCGTTAAACCAACAAAAAAAACTACTACAAAACTAATTGGTACTGATAGTCCTAAAAAAGCTAATTATAATAATAATTCAAAAAAAAAAATTAATAAATAAATATATTATCTATTTATTAATTTATACTGTCATTTCTGACTTGTCTGGTGTTTTCCCCATATTAAGTTTGATAGAAATACCTTTATTTATATCTTCAATTTCTGATTTTCTATCTTCCATCTTTTTAATTTGTTTTTCTATTTCTTCCATGTTCTTTAATAATTTTTGTTTATCTTCATCATTTGCAGATGAAATATTTTCGTCTAGCTCAGATTTATTTTTATTTCTTTGTTCAATATTAGCATCAAGGTTCTTTTTGATTTGTTCATTCTTTTGGTGTTCATGAAAAAGTTTAGACTTTTCTTGATTTTCTTTGTAGTTTTTCATAATACTATTAAGTTTTTCATTAGCATATTCGGAATCTTTAACATATTCTGATTCAGGATCAGGGTCAAATGCAAGCCATTTTCCCATTTCACCTACAAATACATTATGATATTCATCATATTCTCTAATTTTTTTGGCATGTTCACATGCTGATTCATAACTATCAAATGCACCTCTAACTTTAATTCCACTTAAAGTTGCTTTATCTTCTTTAGTTGGTGTTAGAAATGATAAACAAACAAATTTTTGATTAACAGGTAAGAATGTAGTATCTTCAGTAAGAAGGTCTTTTTTGGACATTATAATAAATGACCGTTTAATCTTTATATGTTTATTTTTAATCCACATTCTTTTTCTTTAATTTAAACTCTTTTGAATTTAAATCACTATATCCCATCCATATACTAGGTTCATCAAACATGTTATCAAATACTTTACTAGGAATATCTTTAGTAATTGGTTTATTTTCAATAGGTTTACTACAAGAACATTTAACACTACTTATAGATAAACTATTAGTCAATATAATTATTCCAAAAATAATCATTATAACAGAAAAATTATATAATAAATGATTCATATAAATATATTTATATAATAATATTATAAATTCTATAAATATATTGTCATATTGAGGTAGGATAAAATTCCCATCTTAAATGTTTACAACATTTTTTCCAGAATATATCATGTTCCATTAATTTTTTATGAGATTTAAGTAATGGAAAGTAAGGCAATAAATGGTCTAATTCTAGCAACTCGCAAAATTTATAAATAATATAACTATATGAAATAATGTTTTTTCTATTTTTTGGCTTATATAATTCCCATGGTTGTTGAATCGACATAAACATACTGCAAAATTTCTTTTCAATATCAGAACTAATTTTAGGAGGCGGTAGTCCTGATAATTTATTTATAATATAAGGTATATGTTCATATAGATTACTGTATCCTAATTTGAATAATATTTTCTGCATACGGTCTCTATTTAATTTTTTTGGGTCTTTTATTCTAGATTTTTTAATTTCTCTAACAATTAATTCATAAATTATATCATCAATATCAGTAGTTTCTTTTGCTTGAAATTGATTTAACCATTCTTTAAAATGACTTAATCTTTTATAACAAGAATATTCTTTAATAACTTCATCCATAATTACATTTTCAGTATCTCCGCATTCAGCACAAACATAAGCAGAATTATGTAAATCTAAAATTTTTTCTATTTTACACGCTTTACAATATATAATTCTATCTTTTCCATCATCTTCTTTTATTCTAATTCCTTCAACGCGATGACAAAAATTTTCAAATAATGTAGATTTCTTAATAGTATCATCATTTTTTAATTCCTTTTTCTTTTTTTTATTCATTAAATCTAATATTGATACACCTATTTTTTTTTTATCGTTTTCATTATCTCTATAATTATAGTAATTATAAATTATATCTCCTGCTTTATTATAATATTCCATTCTATCTTGAGATTTTAATGAAATAATCTTTTCTTCGATTGTGTCTATTTTTTTTATTATCTTCTTTTTTTTTTCTATATTTGTTGAGTTAAATGTTACGTTATCTTCAAATTCTAATAAATCATTTTGTAATTTGATTAAATCATTTTGTAGTTTATCTAATTGAGTTATATTCTTTTTAAATTTTTTACAATTCTCTTGATGCTTTTTATCTAAGGTCGAATGATTCTTGATCTGATTTTGTTTTACTTTTACCTTCTTATTTTTCTTAATCTTAAAATTACTCATTAAATCTATAGTTGTAAATTTCTTAAATAACTTTGTTATTTTAAGAAATAAATTTATTCATCTATTGTTTCTAACCTGAATTTATATTCTGTTTTTGGTTTCATCCTACGGGGCTTAGGATTATAATCTACTCTGTAACAAGTTCCTCCTATTTCATTTCTTGGTTCATTGTCAATTGGTTGCCATCTACAATTCTCACGACAATCATTTCTAGTCTTTTCTAAACAATTTATATCTTCAATAATATTATATGAAGAAAATCCTTTTGATTCTAAAAATGTTCTTATTTTACCTATTTTAAAAGGTCTGTTAATACCTACTTGATATTTTATTGCAGTTAATACTTCATTATTAGCTACTTTAGGTATATATTTATCTAATATATCATCTCCAATTACTTTATCTTCAATATTTTCTGTTTTATTTTCACCATCAGTAGATTTTTTTATTCTTTCTAAAACTTTGTCTTTTAATCTGGTTTTACCAAGTCTAAAATAAAATTCCTCTTCAGATATTCCATATTTATTAACTAAAACAGCATAAGCATGGCTAACTGGTATTGATGAATCATTTCTATATTGCTCATGCTTCCACAAGTCATTTTTTATAGTATCATCTTTATTTGATAAAATATCTTCATCTTCACCCCATAAAATTTTATTTTTTATATCTTTATAAAGTACAGGGTATAATGTAGAACCTCCAATTATAGATTTTAGTTTGAGATATTTTGTTTTATATTTTAAATATTTTTCTCTATAGTTCATATACTATGTTAAGAAAAATATTTAATAAAAATTTAAATAAAAGCCATATTAGAAATATTCATATTATTAGACAAACACAAAACTTAGACAAAGTTATGACTACACCGTGTCAAACCTTTTTAGATTTAATTGATTCTAAAGTTAATCAACAACACATGGATTGCTTAAATGAAAGAAAAAGAGTTTTTCAACATAGTGATTATAACTATAGAAATGATACTAAAGAAATTAGGAAATCTGATTGGACAGCTAAATCTACTCCAGAATTTCTATTAAAAAGACATGTAGAATTAACAGGACCCGGTAATGATAGTAAAATGGTTATTAATGCTATTAATTCATCTGCAAATGCTTATATGTTAGACCTAGAAGATTCTATGACACCATCTTGGGATAACGTAATTGATGCACATAGTAATATAATTCAAGCAGTCAGAGGAACATTATCTGATACTAAAATGGATAATAAGGGAAATATAATAAAAGAATATAATATTAACAATGATAATAAACCAAGTTTTTTTGTTAGAGCTCGTGGATTACATATGTTAGAAAATAATGTTACTAATAATGACCATAAACCATTATCTGCTACTGTTTTTGATATAGGAACTTTTATGTTTCATAATGCTAAATATTTACATAATAATAAGATGGGACCAAATCTTTATATTCCAAAATTAGAATCATATGAAGATGCTAAGTTTATTAGCCGAGTTATTAGTGAATGCGAAGAATTATTAGATATACCATATGGTACTACTAATGTTACTGTTCTTATAGAAACATTTCCTGCAATTTTTCAAACAAATGAAATAATTTATGCCCTTAAAGATCATATTGTAGGTCTAAATTGTGGAAGATGGGATTATCTATTTAGTATGATTAAATGTTTAGGTAGTAATACTATCTTGCCTGATAGAAATCTTTTAAGTATGAACCAGCCATTTTTAGAAGCTTATGTTAATGAAATAGTTACAAGTTGTCATAGAAGAAATATTCATGCAATGGGTGGAATGTCTGCTTTTATACCTACAACTGATAAAGACGAAAATATTAGAATCTTAAATGATATTACAATGGATAAAATCTTAGAAATAGAAAGAGGATGTGACGGAGCTTGGGTAGCTCATCCTGGTCTTATTCAACCAATACAAGATTTATTTGAAGATAAATTAGGTGGTGATAATATGATTAACTATATTCCGGATGTAATTACTATGAAGAGCGATAAAGATAAAGAAGATTTAATAAAATTAGATGGAAAAGTAAGTTATTCAGAATCAACCTTAAGAGACAATATTTCTATTTCACTTCAATACATTTCTGCATGGTTGAGTGGTAATGGAGCTGTTGCTCTTAATAATTTGATGGAAGACTTGGCAACTTCTGAGATATCAGTTTTTCAAATAAAACAATGGCTTAATAATAATGTTACCATAGATGGAGACTATAGCTTGAACGAAGAAATTTTAACAAAATTTATCGATGAAGAATATGAAAAAATGTTAAAATCAAATATGGTGAATTATGCTTCTAGAAACTTTGTATTTGCTAAAGATATTTTAACTAAATATGTTATGGATAGAGAAGATAAATATCACTTTTTACCAGATGTTGCACAACCATATCTAAATAATAAAAATGGATATAACAGTGTTCAATTTGATAAAAAAACTATTAGTGGATTAGCAGGGTCAAGGACACTCAGAGGTGTTGAACTTACCAAACACAGAGGAGAATTTTTAAACAGATTCCTTTACGAAGAGGGAAATGATAGTTATAAATTTTTAGGAACAAGTAATGGTATTGCTGGTGTAAATGTAGTTGCTGGTGGTAAAGGTAAGGTTGGTCCCTATGCAGGTGGTTGGCAATCAAATGCTATGAAAAATCGTTTAGGTATGTTATTACCAGATACATTACATGTTTCACCAGAAGAAGTAGCCAATTGTGCTGAGGAGATTAACCATCATCTTGAAAGAGCAGATCAAGTACAACATATTCAAAAACTTAATGATCCTGACTTTCCAGATTGTGTTGATTACTATGATATGGCATTGTTAGCAGATTTGGAACAAGGTTGGAGTGTCCCAGAAAAGACTAGAATCAGTGTTAAAAAAGCTATTCTTAATGGAATTAATGTAATTCACATTGAAGATCAAGGTGTAGCTAAAAGATGTGGTCATTTAGGTGATAAAGAATTAAATACCTATGAAGATCATGCTGTTCTTATGAGGTCTGCTAATCTTGCCGCCCAAGAACTTTTAGGCCCAGAACAAGCTGATAAACAATGGGTTAGATTTGTAGCTAGAACAGATGCTTATTCCGCTAAAAGAATTCATAATTCTAGAAACCTTCATGATCATAATAACCCAGAATATAAATTTGTTGATTGGGATAGAGGATATTCACCAGACGGAAAATATCTTTATCTTAATCAAGGTGTTAATCCAGATACAGGAAGAACTTGGGGATTAGATTTGTCAATTGAACGTTCAGCAAGATTAATTGATGATGGACTTGCAAGTCATGTTTGGATGGAAACACCTAATGCAGATTTACAAATAGCTAAAGATTTTATATCAAATGTAAACAATATATTGTTACCAAAAGGTAAAAGAGGCTATGGTTTATATAATCATTCACCATCATTTGATTGGGATGTTAAATTTTTTGCTGAAGCAGAAATATTAACTGATAAAATCATGAAATATGTTATGGATGAAGTTTATGGGTATGCTCATAGTTTATGTGATGATGTTACGGTTATGAATCGTTTATTGACTTCATCTTATAGTTCTGTCTTTGAAGATTCTATTAGAAATTTTATTAGTAATCATGGTGAAGAAGTTCAAGGTGATAAATTATTTACAGATGAAAATATTAAAAATATTTCAATGCATTGTTTAGATTACGTTAGAGGTGAAGAAAAATGGACCAAAAATATTAATGATAGAATGGAATTATTAGGAAATTCCCATATTGATGATAGTATGAGAGGATTTTTAAATCAGCAAAAAATAAATGGATTTAATCCTAAGAAAAATATAACTGAAATTATAGTCGATCAGAGATTAAATAATTTTAGTCCAATGTTAGCATCATTTGGATTTGATATGCATCTTATTACTTTACCTGAATTTCATGTAACCGCCTACAACATGCACATGCTTGCTGATGATTTTGCTGTAAATGGAATAAACGCATTTGTAAAAAATACTCAAAGACCAGAGAGAATATATTCTGAAACAGACAATTCATATACTTATTACAAACATCAAACTGCTACTGGAACTGGAATTGAGGCACTTTTTAACCAATCTGTTGGTTCTTCGAATGTTAACACACTTTCAGATTCTACAGAATCAGATGATACATGTTCAAGAGAAAATTAATTATAAAAAATATAAAAATGTTTAAAAATATTTAAAATCCATTTTTTTTTATAAAAATATATAAAAATTTTATAAAACCATGTTTTTTTTTGAGAAAAAAGTTTAAAAAAAATTTTTTTCTAAAACAATATATATAACATGGGTGGCGGTTTAATGCAACTCGTAGCTTACGGCGCACAAGATGTTTACCTTACTGGTGAACCTCAAATCACATTTTTCAAAGTTGTCTACAGAAGACACACTAACTTCTCTGTTGAACCTATCGTTCAAACTTTCTCTGGTTCTTCCGATTTCGGTAGAACTGTTACCTGCAACATCAATCGCAATGGTGATCTTATCTCCAAAATGTATGTTGTTGTTGACTTAGAAGCAAAAACTGATACTAACTGGGGATACGTTTCCAGACTTGGTCATGCTGCTCTCGAACACGTCAAAGTCGAAATCGGTGGTTCCAAAATCGATGAACACTACGGTGACTGGCTCAACATCTGGCACGAACTTACCAGAAATGACTCTCATGACCGCGGATACGACCGCATGATTGGTAACACTAACGCCATGAAAGCCCTCGGTGGAGACCACGGTGCATACAGAATGTACGTTCCTTTACAATTCTGGTTCAACCGTAACAACGGTTTAGCTTTACCTCTTATTGCTTTACAATACCACGATGTCCGCATGACTATCAAATTCCGTGACGCAGCCCAATGTGTTAACCACACTGGTGCTGCCGTTACTAACGGACCTGAAATGAAAGATGCTACTTTACTCATCGACTACATCTACCTTGATACCGAAGAAAGAAAAAGATTCGCACAAGCACAACACGAATACCTTATCGAACAATTACAATTCACTGGTTCCGAATCTGTTCCTTCCAAAAACAACAAATACAGACTTAACTTCAACCATCCTTCTAAATTTCTTGTCTGGGCCTTCCAATTAGATGCCTTCCGTGGTAAATCTTTCCTTGACTGGGCAACTGATGGTGACTGGGATGCTGCTCTTAACAGAGCCGCAAGAAAAGTCTGGGTTGCTACTCACACTGAAGCTGATGGTTCCATCACAAATGATAACAATGATGCCACTTTAACCTTAGCTGAAGCTTTAGGTGCTGGAGTTAATGGTGTCATGGACGCAATGGGAAACAGAGTCGTTGCTATCCCAACAAACACCACACCAAAAGCTGATGGTTCAGATATCCAATTAGTTTCTCACGATTTAACCTTAGCTGACTTATCTACTGCAGTTACTGGTGTTACAAGAGTCACTGTCAATGACCACTTCAACTACGGTGTCAATGCTGATGGTTCAGGTAACCCTTGCGCTAATGCCAGATTACAACTTAACGGTCACGAACGTTTCACCGAACGTGATGGTGACTACTTTAACTACGTCCAAGCTCACCAACACTTCAGCAACACACCAGCTGACGGTGTCAATGCTTACTCCTTTGCTTTAGAACCAGAAAAACATCAACCATCTGGAACTTGCAATTTCTCAAGAATCGATAACACTACCTTAAACGTTGAACTTACCAATGCTGCTGATGCACTTAACAACGGTAACTCATCCACTGTCAACATCTACACTGTTAACTACAATGTCCTTCGTGTCATGAGTGGTATGGCGGGTGTTGCCTACAGTAACTAAGTTTAATAACTTATTTCATTTAATTAATTAGATAAATTTATTAAATGAAAAATTGATTTAAAGAAATGAAACATTATTTATTAATGAACCAAATAGAAATCTTAAACAATATCGCATATGTAACATATGAAGATTTTATGTTAAAAATAAATGCAAAGAATTTAAAATATTTATTAATCCAAAATGAATGTAATTCAATACATAATCCACCTAAATGGTTTATAGATAATAATAAAGAGATTTATACATTAGATACAAATAATAATAAAAAACGTTTAGTTGATATAATTATGAAAAAAAAAGTTAGGAAATATATTTTTGAAAATGATAATCATTTTGACTTTACATCTGATAATATCGTAGTTAAAACTAAAAAATTTCTGAATTATCTTAATAAAGAATTTAAAATTGAAGAAAAAATAAATGGTGTTATAAAAAGAACAGGGAGGAGTGCAGGAGTTGAGAAAAATCCTATTTATAAAATTAAAGTAGATAATAAAGATATATTTTTAATGTACTGTGAAGTAGATACATACACAATTATTGATAAAAATACAATAGAAAAAATAAAAAAGTTTAATAATAAAGAAGTTACTTGGTATTTGTTGAAAAACGGCTATATAGGTGGTCATGTTAAAATAAAAAATAAAAAAACTATAATTTATCTCCACCAACATTTAATGGATCATTATGGAAAAGGTCTAACTAAAGGTACTAATACAGTTGACCATATTAATACAAATAAATTAGATAATAGACTTGATAATTTACGATTAGTTAATCAATCTGAACAGAATAAAAATAGAGGTAAAAGAAAAAGACAAAAATCTGCTAAATGTAGTTTACCTGATTTTATTAAAGAGCTACCAAAATATGTTCAATATATAAATTCAAAAGGAGGGTATTTTTGTATTAGGAATCACCCTAATTATCCAAATGAATACTTTCAATCATCTACAAAAAAAGAGGTTTCATTGCAAGAAAAATACCAATCTACCTTAGATAAATTAAAAGAGTATAATAATAAAAAAATAAAAACATTAGATAAATCATCAAATTCTAATACTGGAGTAAAATATATTAGTAAAACTTTAATTCATTCAAATGATGCTTTTTCATTTGATATTAAAATAGAAGGAAAAAGATATACTAAAAAGAAATCAAAAATTGAATTAAAAGACTTTCTACAGTTAGTTTTAGCTACTTTTCCACATATTAGAAAATATCTGGAAAAAGAATGGAATGTATCATTTATTACTTCAGATAATAATATTAATCACTTGAAACAAATGCTACCTAAATATTTTAGTATGTATCAAGAGAAAAAAAGGAATAAGGATGAATATTTTTGGATTATTAGTTATAACAAACGTGCTAATGGTAAAAGAATTTCAATTAAAAGAACTTTAGCTAATATAAATTCAGAAAGTGTAAAATCTACCATTAATAGTATTAATCTTAAACTATAATCTTAATTATTTTATTTAATATTTTTGGCTTGCAAATAATAATATTTAAAACAATATTTACTTTTTGCTTTTTTATTTTTACAATATTTACAAACAAATGATTTTAATATTCCATCTGTATTTGAAATAACACTTATATTATATGTGTTACTTGAACAAAAAATACATGGAAAAATCCAACCTATTCTATTAATAGTTGGTTTTTCACTTACAGCTACCGTTATTTCTTGCTTTTCCAAATCAAACTCGTAAATATGTGTGTGCATATTATTTTAGTTGATAAATAAAAATACTTAAATAATATTTTACTATTTTATTTATATGGCAGATTTTGGAACTGTATTTAATAACGAGATATTCGAAGATGAATATAGTAAAAGTAATCAAATTGATTTCTTTTTTACAAAAAGAACTACTAGTTATATTAAAGAGGTTATTCAAAAAGACCTTACTAGAAAAGACCAAAAATTTATAAGTACTAATAATTTTATAGTTTTAAATTTAAATTTTGATAATGTTAAAGAAGAAGATGTTATCTTGGTAGAAATTTGGGGAGATAAAGGCTATTATTATCAAGGTAAAATTAGTGAAAGTAAAGGGAATTTTCCACTAATTGCATTAAAATTAAAAGAAGATTCACAAATATTTTTAAAATTAACCATAAAGAATAATGATGATAAACCAACTAATTATATTAACTTCATAAATATTCCTAAAAAATATCAATTAGAAGAAGATGATACTACTGAAAATAATATATAAATTAATGTAATGAATGATAAACTAATTATAAATCAAAAGCATGATTTTGGATTTGATATTAAAATAAAGAGAAAAAAGAGTTTTTTTAAAACAAATAGATTATTATTCTACAATAATAATGATAAACTATTAGGTTTTTTTGATATGAAAGATAATGTTTATGATTTTGGAAATAAATGTTTTAAAATTAATTTTAAAAAATTAAGATTAATTAATGGATTTCATTTTAATTTTTCGATAAGATTTCTAGATAACAGTCTTTATGCAGATATGGAAGGTTACTTGTCGCAATTTAATAGAAAAAAAAAAATTAAAGCTAATTTTATTTCAAAAAATTCCAATAAAACTATTATAACTGAAAGATTTAATTTTCTACCAAAAGATGGAATAGGTTCTAAAAAAAATGTACAATTTTATATTAATGATGATTTTTTCTTTAGAGTATATAAAACAAAAAATAAGAATTATAAAATAATATTTGATGATAGTGTTAATAAAAATAAAATAATATTAATAGCAATGTTAACATCTTGTTTGTTTATTTAAGTTTAAATTTTTGAATTTGAATCAAAATTGTATCTAAATCTTTAATAATAATATTAGTTGTTCTAGAAAACACATCTTTAACTTCACCTTTATTAAGTCTATAATTAAAGTGAATTACTCTATCAAGCGGATGTGGTAAATTATAACTAAACATATCAACATACTTATCTTTAAGAGCATAATATGAAACTAAATTTCCTAAAGTATGGTCTTGATCACCTACTTTTAAGGTACCTACCATTTCATTTTCATCTGAAATTGACTCATTTAAATCTAATAATTGTTTTTTTAGATTTTCAACACTTCTTATTAGGATTTCTTTTTCATCAATTTGTCCTCTTGATTCAACAAATACATTAAATTTATCATCACTTAACATTTCATATGAAAAAATAGAACAAGCACTAAATTCAGCTGTATTATTTAATTCAGTTCCTATTTCAGAAACACTACTAAATTTAATTTGCTGGTTTGCTTGTAATTTCACAATTGGAATGGGATTTTTATAAGGGTTATTAATTTTTTTCCCGTGATAATAAAAAGTACAGTTATCTGTAGATACTGTTACAATATCTTTAGTGTCATTAGTATAATCTAAATACATGTTAATGTTATTAAGTGAACTTGTATCTACAGATTCATCCTGACTATTAATATCAACATTATCAAATAATAAAAAATTATCTTCCTCATCATCTTCACCTTCTTCTTGTTTATTATTAAAAAACACACTTTTATTTTCAATTCCAATTACAGGAATTGCCTTAATTCTATTTTTCATATAATTATTATGAAAAACACTGTTATTTTTAGTAATCGAAGTATTCCAACTATAAATAGGTAAATCACTTAAAGCTATTCTTCTAATTGAATTTACCAAAGGATGAGATACATCCTTTCCAGAAAAACTAAATTCCAATCTGGTATTCATAAAAGTATTATCATATTCAGCCATTTTAACTGATATATTTTTGTTACTCATATAATATATTTTATATTTTTTCTTTAATTATCAATTTTTTTAAACTTTTAGTTTCGTTCTTATGTAAAAAAAATATTATATATTATAATGAAAATATTTTTTTATTCAAATGATTGTTTAAAATGTAAAAAATTATGGAAAATAATGAAAGAAAAAGATATGGCATCTAAATATAAAACAGTTTGTATTGATAATAATGCTAATTTACCTAAAAATATTAAAGAAGTGCCTACTATTATTGATAGTGAATTATCTGATATTTTAGTAGGCGATAAAGCTTTTGATTATATCTCAAGTTTAAAATATTTTAATTTTCCTAGTAATAATTTCAATAACTGGAATAATAGACTAGTACCCAAACCTAAAATCATAGAAGATAAAAAAGCTTATGATGAAAAAGCAATGGAAAGTACTTCTGAACATTTTGATAACAAAAAAGAGGTTATGAAAATGGTTAATATTAGAAGACAACAAGATATTGATTTTAAAAAAAATATTAATTAGAGCTTCTTATTGATTTTTAAAAAAATATTAATTAGAGCTTCTTATTGATTTTAAAAAAAATATTAATTAGAGCTTCTTATTGATTTTAAAAAAAATATTAATTAGCTTCTAATTGATTTATAATCTTATTACTATATTCATTAAAATCTCCTCGAAACTTTTTAACTTTTTTATTTTCTATTAAAAATAATTCTATCATTTCTTCCATACTTTCTATCAAGTGGCTTTCATGAGTTATTACCATAAAAGCTCCTTCAAATTCTACTAAAGCATTAATGAGACATTCTACTGTTTCTATATCTAAATGATTAGTAGGTTCATCCATTACTATTAATTGTGGTCTACTAAAAATTAGTTTTACAATAGCTACTCTTGCTTTCATACCACCTGATAACTCCCTAATTTTTTTAAGGTGAGCTTGTGGTTCTAATTTTACTTTTCCAAGATAAGCTCTTGCTATAAATTGTGGTTGACCCGCAAAATCATCAGGTACAAATTCTGTCAAATATTCTACTGGACTTTTATCCATTGGTAATGTATTTTCAAAATGTTGGTCGTATACACCAACTCTAACTTTACTTGAACGATGAATACCTTCAACAGATAAATCACCACTAATTATTTTTAATAATGTTGATTTCCCACACCCATTTTTACCTACTAGAACTATTTTACTATTAGATCTTATTCCAAAATTAATATTATCAAATATTATCTTTTCTTTATCGTAACCAAATGTAACATCATCTATTACAACTATATTACTATCATCAGTTTTATGATTAAAAAATTCTATCTTACTATTACTATCCTTCTCAGGTTCAACTATACCTTCTTTTTTCATCATTTCTTCAATTACTTTTTTTTTCGTACCTTTCTTTTTTAATTTTTTAGCTTTTTTCATAAAAGCATTGTATTTTTTCTGAAGCTCTCTTTTTTTATTTGAGAAATTCTTTTTGAAAGAATAATAATTTCCTTTATAACTATGAAGCATATTATTTTCAATATTCATAATATAATCACATACATTATTTAAGAAGCCTATATTATGAGAAACTAGAATAATAATTTTATTTTTATTGTAATTATTAAGATACTCTGTAAGCCAAATAGTAGCTTCTAAATCCAAATGATTTGTAGGTTCATCCATTAAAAGCACATCTGGTTGAATATAAAGAGACCTGGCTAAAGATATTCTCATTTTCCATCCTCCACTAAATATATTTGAAGGTTGGTTCATAGTTTCGCTAGTAAATCCTAATCCTAGTAGAATTTTTCTTACTTTAACTTCTTGTTTTTCAACTTGAAAAGTATTAATCTCAGATTCTAATTCGGTCATTTCATCCATCATCATATCATCAACACTCTCTGGATCATCTTCTAACATTTTCATAATATAATCTCTTCTTTTTTCCAAACTAGTTAGTAAATCATTAGATTTCATTACAATTTCAAAAGGTGTATCTGTTGTTTCTTCTATCTCTTGTTCCAAATAGAGAATATCCCAATCAGAATTAACTGGTAATTTTCTATGTTTTAGTAATTGTAGAAAAGTGGACTTACCACATCCATTTCTTCCAATCAATCCATAAATACCTCTACTAATTTTTAAAGGTGAATCTTCAAACAATACTTTACTGCCTACAGATACTGAAAATTTCGGAATACTTATACTATTTTTACTAATAGTATCCTTTTTTAAAAGTTTATTATCTATTATAAGATTAACATGTTGCATTAAAATTATAATATATAGATTAGTTTTCATCTTTTTCCTCATAAATGAAATCATCTGGTTTAAAACCAAAACAAGGTTTAATTTTAATTTTTTTACTTTTACTTATAGTAACTAAACCTGGTTTTTGTTCCGGTATTACATTATTAACATTAACCATATCAACATAGTATTTTATGGTCCAATCCTTCCTTTGTTTACTGTAATATTTTACCATATTTGCACATATTTGTATTTCTGTATCTTTTAAATCCTTGATATTTTTTTCTATAATCAAATGTGAAGAAGGATAATCTTTCAGATGAAACCAAGTAAAACCAGTTTCTTTAAAAATATTAACCATATTTGTATTATCTATAGCTGATTTTCCAACATAAAATTTTACATTATCTATTATAAATTTTCTCATATTTATTATAATAATCTATTTTTTTCAAATTTTTTAAAATATAACTATCTTCTGTAACTAGTTTCAGTTCTAATTATTTCAGGAAATAATTTACTAACATAAACAGCTGCTAATTTATTTCTTAGTTTATTATTTTTAAAATATAAATAACTAAAATCTTCGTTATTTGAAGAAATCCAATTATTAAATAATTTCCTACTCTTCACTATTTCCAAAAAATTTTTAATACTTGTATTTTTTAAATATTTGTAGAAATCATTGGAGGTTTTAAAATTTTTTTTTCTACCTATTGCAAAAATTTTTTTGTAATAAATAGGTAAATATTTATATTGAGTATGATATATAATCTTATTATTTTTAATGTTATTAAATTTACAATAACCGTTAAATAATTCATTTCCAATATTTTTAAATAAACTATCTATACAACCTATAGTATCAAAAACTTCATCATTATTATATGGATTTATTATTTTATTAAATCTGTAATGATTATTATTATTTTTCATAAAAATATTTAACTTATCTTTTTGATATAAATCAATAAATCCATTAAAAATATGTTTTTCTGGACCTATTGCTTTATAAAATTGATACTTGAAACTTTGCAGTTTTAAAGTTGTATTATTTGTATCATTTATAAACAATATAATACCTTTAGTATTTGGTTCAGATGAAAATTCAAAATTATTATCTTCTAAATTAATTTCAGAAATATTATTATATTTTTTTGGGTATACTATATGTTTATTATTAAATTTAAAATTAAAATATTTAGTATTTTTATAAATATAATATAAAAACATAATTTTTTTATATTTTTTTCCATATTTATTAAAATAAGGCACGACCTTGTTATTAGAGCTATCTAAATACATAAAGTTATAAATAAAATTTTTATCTAATGTTTTAACTTCATTTCCTACTTCTGAAAAAAAAAATTTATATATACGAGAACTTTCTTCTAAAACTTTAAAATTTTGAACTAAATGCCATTTATCATTATTAAATATAACCATTATTTTAATACCTTCAATATACTCAAAAATTGCTGAATTATTATTTATAAAATTAAGATTTTGAATCATATAGTTATATCCCTTAAAATTATAAATATCTATTTCAAACATATAATTTTTAATTTCTAACTTTATTTTATCTACTATAAAAAAATTATTATCTTTTTTATAAAGTTTTAAATTATCTGTTAAATCACATTCAATAAAATTGTATTTTTTTCCAATATTAGTAATATCTGTATAATTATTAGCTTGGCTTAGTTCTAATACCATTGTTTTATAAATCATTAATTCCTTAAATAAATCCACAATTTTTAAATATAAATAAAACGCAGTTAAAATAATTAATAATAAAAATATTATTAATAATAATGGATATAGAACATAAAAGAAAAATTATTAAAGAAATTTCTGTAATTACTAATAAATTAAATAATTTAGAAAATTTATTACTAAATTTACCAGATGAAGATAAAAATAAAATAGTTGAAAATAAACAAATAAATCGAGCTGGTACTTCTTCAGATATTTACAAACCTAATATATCTAATTTAAAATGGATTAAATCACTAAGAACTCGTTATTTTTAAAATAATGCATGACCAATGATAGTTATTTTATTATCATTAGTTGCTAAATATAACTTAGTTCCTTTTTTCAAACAAACTGGTTCAGATAGTTTAATATTATAAGATTTTTTCTTAAAATCTTCTATAATTCCAACTAAACATTTTGGTCCAACTTGAATTTTAATTTTATCCTTAACTTTAATTTTCGAATGTTTGTTAATAAAATTAACTTTTAAATTTAATCTATATACTACATCAATAGTATCATCATCTTCCAAACAAATAATATTTCCTACCATTCTATCTGATTTAGTAATATTTGAATTAATATCAGTCATAATTGCCATTAATCCTCCCGGATTAATGTTATCAAGAGATGTTTTCTCGGACATGATAGATTTTATTTTTGTTTTAATTGGGATATGTGAAACTACCCCGGTCTTTTGATTTTTAATAATATGCCCTGGTTTAATAACTATTGTATCTCCAACATTTAATCTTCCACTTACTAAACTACCTCCTAAAACACCTCCTTTAATTTTTAAAATGTCCATTCCAGGTCTATTAATATCAAATGATCTACTAACACTAAAAAAGGGTTTCTCTTCAGATTTTCTAGAATACTCCTCAGGAGGAAAGTGCTCAATTATAGATTTTATTAAAAAATCTACATTTAGATTTTTATTAAAACTTGTTGGAATTATTGCAAGTGGAACAGGAAGACCAATGTTTTCAAATAACATTAAAGTCTGGTGATGTTTTTCAATAACATCTTCTTTTGAAACTAAATCACATTTATTCAGACAAACAATTATTTTTTCTAATCCAGCCAATTTAGCTGCTTTTAAATGTTCAATTAATTGAGAATTAGTGGTGACATTTTCTGCCATACTAATAACTGCTAAAGCACCTGCCATTAGATTAACTTGACCCAACATAATCTGAGTTAACTGTTGGTGACCAGGACAGTCAACAAATGATAAATGATGTACTAACTCCATGTCATCAAAGTTTGTTTTTCCAGATGAAGAAACATATTTACCAGAACTATCTTGATAAACTTTCATATTACAATATCCTGCTTTAATTGTAATATTTCTGACAAGTTCACTGCGATGTCTTTGTGTTTTTTCTCCAGTTAAACTTAATAAAGCGGTAGATTTACCGCTAGAAACACTTCCAAGAGTGCCTAAATTTAATATAGGTTGTATGAAATTCATAATATGTACATTAGATCAATTAAAATCAATTTTTTATAATAAACCAAATTTTTAAAATATTCTAAAAATTATTTAATTTTTTTATAAAATATTATAGGATGTCTAAAATAAAATTTTACAAAAATATAAATTTAGAAGAATTTTTGGATGAAACTATATCTGAAAATTTAATCATTGAAGATGATTCTGATAATATAATAATTACAGAAGCTAATAATATAGAATTAGAAATAATAGAAACAGATGATATAGAAAGTGATATTAGTTTTGAAATTAATAAAGTAAAAGGTAAAAAAAAATTAATACTAACAGTTAATATATATGAAGCAGATGAGATAATAAAATTAGATTTTGAAATTAAAAAAAGTACATTAAAAAAACTTTTAAAAGATCTGGAAGATTAATTATTAGTTTTTATTTAAAAATTTATATCTTTCATATAATAAGTATGAATTTAAATGATAAGCATGTTTTAAATGTTATAAAATTTCAAAGGAAATATCGTTTTTTAAAAAATGAATTAGCTACAATTGACCAAAGATTAGTTTTTTTAAAAGATTATTTATTAAATCAAATTAATAATATATCTTTTTTAAGAACATTTGGTATTGTAGATCAAAATAATATATCCATTGAAATTATAAATGAATTAGAACCTTGTATTGAATTATTTAAAAATTTTCCTGATGAACTTAGTTTAAAAAAATTAAAAGAGACTGAATTTACTATATGTAGTATGAATTTAAATTTAATTAAAATTTCTAATCATTTAAAAAAATTTTCTAATTTAATAGCACCTAATAGTATGAATTATATTCTTAAATTATATTATAATGAAAATTGGTTAAATCTTTTAGATAGTGACGAAGTTGATAACTTACTATTTTTAAGCCGATTTTTTAATATTATTACAGTTTGGGAATCTGAAGTGCATACAGATGAAATTAATATAGAGAAAAAATCAGATAATTCTAAACTGATAAGTAAGGATATTTTGGAAAATTTATTAGGAGGAGGAAATAATGTTATTATGTCAGGACAAAGTAATATTCCTTCTTTTTTAAAAAATATATCAGCTTTAGTAGAAAAAAAAATATCACAACCAAAAAAAAGTAGGAAAAACCATTTTAAAAGAATAGATTGTATTTCAGCATTAGATAAATCAAAAATTGCTATTAAAAAAAATCCTTATGCAGAAAGTTTATTAGAAGATAAACAAGGTGCGTGTATTTTCTTAAGATTTAATAAAAATTTTATGGTTCTTCAAGGATTTTTTAAAGATGACCTTATGGATATATCTAAAACTATTCCAATGATTAAAAAAAAATACAAGGAACTTAGAAAGACTATTAATTATGAAGTATTAGTAATACCCAAGGATTTTAAAAATAATTTTATGAAAACTTTAAATATTAGAGATATTATGGTTTCTTCTCCGGATGAAATTTCTAATGACCTCAGAAAAAAATATTTGGAATTTAAAAATATAGGAGAAAAATCATTACTATCTCTGATAAACGAATTTCTACTTGCTAGTAAATATCGTAAAATTGATATGTTATCATTGTTATTAATGAGTGACATAGAGAATCAAAAATTAGGTTATATCTTATATGATGTTTTAAAAACCAAGGATAAAAAAGGAGT